TATGGGGAAGCCTGATTTTAATAGTTTTTTTGAATCTTATTTAGATATTGATTATTGGGCAGAAGAATTAGAGGAAAAAGAATATGCATTACAAAGCCGTAGGGAAAAGCGTGTACTTCAAAGAAAACAGAAAAGACAAATGGAAACTCAAGGTAAAGACCATAAGTACAATACACTCATTAAAAATGGTAAAAAGACTAGAAATGGAGCAGGATGAATGGCAAACAAAAAAGAAGTAGAACTATTTAATATAGTTCCTCCTCCATCTGAATCTAAAATCAATGATGAGATACTTCATAAGTCATTAAATGATTTAATATATTTTGGAAGAGCCTTTCTTCCTAAAGACTTTTTAAATAAAAGTGAATCTCCACCATTTCATTATACTGTAGCAGAGAAACTTCTATCTACAGCACCAGCGGCCCGTATTTGCAATATACTCCCTAGGGGATTTGGCAAGTCTATTCTTTCCAAAGCTGCTATTGTACATAAGATGTTGTTCTCACCACAGGGAGATAGACTATTTATAGCTTGGGTTGCTGAAGAACAGGGTCAGGCTATTGACCATATCAAGTATGTTAAGTCTCATTTTGAGTATAATGATAAAATTAAATACTACTTTGGTAATCTTGCTGGTGATGCTGTAGGTAATAGATGGACTGAAAAAGATATTGTTTCAGCCAAAGGAGATAGAATAATTGCAAAAGGAACAAGTCAGAGATTACGTGGTCGTACTGAGATTGATGTACGTTATACTGGTATTATTCTTGATGACTTCGAATCTGAATTAAATACTAAAACACCCGAAAGACGGGATGAGATTAAGAAATGGATTGTATCTACTGTATATCCCGCTCTTGAAGAGACACCGGGTAATGAGGGATGGATATGGCTTGCTGGGACTATTGTTCATTATGACTCATTTCTACAAATGATTGTTGATGGTACAAGAAATGCTGAAAAAGAAGGTCGTAAATATCCTTGGGATGTTACATTCCATAAAGCCATTGAAGATGGTAAGCCATTATGGCCTCAACAATTTTCATTAGATAAACTTGATACTAAGAAAAAAGAATTTATTGAAGCTGGTATGGTTAATAAGTTTGCTCAGGAGTATATGAATGATGCTCGTGACATTTCTGATGCATCTTTTAAGATTGATAGGATACAGAAACATAACCATACTTTTATGTCTAAAGATAAATTTGGATACCTTGAAGACGATGAAGGGAACTTTATTCCCATTAATGTGTATATAGGAGTTGATGTTGCCGCTACAGCTACAAAGAAATCTGATTTTCAGGTTATTTTAGTTATTGGTATTGATAAAAATAAAAATAGGTATATATTGGAATACTTCCATGAAAGGATACCAACATTCGATGTTCCAGAGAAAATTATATCATTAGCTAAGAAATACTCCCCTGTTAAGCGTGTTACTATAGAAACAGTAGCTGCTCAGGAAATGGTTCGTGATATGGTTACAAGAATAGCCACAAAAGATAGAAGACTGATACCCGGTATATTTAAGGGAGTTAGGCCACCAGCAGGAATTAAGAAGGAAGATAGACTTGAAACATCTCTTGGCCCTATTGTAAACTCAAAAAAATTGTATATTAGAAATAGCATGACAGAAATTGTTGATGAGTTCTTTGAACATCCATTTGCTAAACATGATGACCTTCTTGATGGGCTGTACTATGCTGATTATTATGCTAAGCCACCATTAAGCGGCAAAGTTGATAAGAAAGAAATTGATAAACGTGGCAGTTCTTCTAAATCTCGCAAAAAATATAATTGGTTTACTGGTGCAAGGGTTAGCTAAAAAAAGTTTATATTTGCTCTTGACAAGTATTATAATTGTTTATTAACTTATAGAGCTTATATGCAAATACAAGAAGACCCAAGAGCAAAAACCACCAGAGAGCTATATCGTAGATATCGTGATGCTCGTTCCGAATGGGATACTGAGGCTAGGAAAGATATTGATTTTTTCTATGGCAATCATTTTAGCGACGATGAAGTAGATGAGTTAGAAAGTAGGAACCAAGCAGCTGTACCAATGGACAGAGTTGGCCCAGCGGTTGAGAAACTTAAAGCTATGCTGACATCATCATCTCCAGCCTTTACAGTTATCCCAAGAGAAGATTCGGATGTAAAGATTGCTAAGATGTGGAGGATTATATTAAGTTATATTTGGGAAATATCTGATGGTAATGCTCAATTAAAGGAAGCGATACATGACCATAGTTCATCTGGATTAGGTTATTTGTACGCTTATATTGATACTGAGTCTGATTTTGGAAAAGGAGAAGTAAAATTTACAAGTGTTAATCCATTCCGTATTTATGTTCCATCAACAAGTAGAGATAGATATTTTAAGGATGCTGATAATCTTATACTATCTACAATTTTAACTGGTGAACAAATTGTAAATATGTATCCAGAACTTGGGCCGCAAGAAAATCCCGAAACTGGAGAAATGGAAGAAGGATTATTGAAAAATATATCCGGTTATAGTGATGATGAAGATTATCCATCATCTCAACAAAGTAGTCAACAAAAAACTTGGACTCCTTCTGAATCTAAAGATTTAGAAAACTTTTATCAGGAAAAATATCAGGTATTAGAAAGATTTTATAAAACAAAAATTCCTTTTTATTTAATTGCAGATGTTAATAATCAGGAAGAAATGATATTAAATGAAGAAGAATTTCAGAAATTTCTTGAGGAGAACCCCGGCGTATTTGAACGTGGGCTTGTTCAATTTCAGGAAATTTTGCAGACCCGTATTGCGGTAGTGGCCTCTGTTGGAGAAATTGTTTTATACGAATCAATTCTCAATACTGATATATATCCCATTGTACCACTTCCAAATATCTATAGTGGTACACCCTACCCGAGGTCTGACATTTCTAGGGCGAGACCTATGCAAAGACTATTGAATAAACTCTGGTCATTAGCTTTGTCTCATGCTCAGGCTTCTGCGGGTCTGAAATTAATTGTTCCAATAGGTAGTGTAGATGATATTAGTCAACTTGAACAGGATTGGTCAAATCCAAATGCTGTTATAGAAGTTGATAGTTCTCAGGGTGAACCACATTTCCCAGCTCCTACACCACTTGCTGGTGAATTTTATAAATTGATACAGTCATGTGAGTTCTATATAGATTTTACATTTGGTTTACCAGAACTAATGCATGGATTTGCTGAGAAAGCTCCTGATACTGTACGTGGTACAGAAAGAATGCTAGCTCAGGGAGCTGAAAGACCTAAATCTAAATTACGTGATATTGAGTTAAGTATTAGAAAACTTGGTCAAGTAGTTTATGGATTATCAAAAGGTCATTATACATTTAAAAAGATTTTTAGATTAGTTCAGGCAAATAATAATGTTAATGAAGTAATGGCTAATTACTATGATGATTATAGTGAAACTGTAATGGATATTCAAAAGGATAGGCATAATATTGGTCAACATGACGTTAGTATAGAACCGGGTTCTACTCTACCAACAAGCAAATGGACTGAGTATCAAGTATACGCAGAAGCATTCCAAATGGGATTAATAGATAGAACAGAAGTGATAAAGAAGAATCCAGAAATTTTTGATAAAGAGGGTCTTATCCAGAGAATGGGTGAGATTCAACAGTTGCAGGGTCAAGTCCAGCAACTTTCAGAACAAAATAAAAAATTGCAGGGTGACTTGCAAACATCGCAAAGAGAGTCTGTATCTGACAGGAAACGGGTTGAAGTTGAGAAATTTAAATCCAAACTTTCCGAGGTGCAGTCTGATGCGAAAGCCGATAGGCGAGTACAATCAAACAAACTTACCAACGCGGTACAGCTTGAAATGGAAAAATTGAAACCCCAAATTGAAGAATTTGGAGAAGGTATCGGTTCTATTCCTTAAATTTTAAGGATATCGCAAGGAGACAGTTATGAGTGAAGTCAATATAGAAGGTCAAGTATTAGAAGATACTGGTTTAAATGAAGAACTTGGATATGAAAATGTCCCTGTTGCTGACCATGCAGTTAGTGAAAGTGAAACACATCAAGTAGATTGGGAAAATGAAACTCGGAAATTTCAGTCAATGTATGACAAACAGAAATCTGAGAATCATAAGATGAAACAGGATATGCAACATATAGCTAACAACATCAACCAGAGACAATCAGTTGTTGATAATAAACCTTCATTGCCTGAGGATGAATTTAATCCTTGGGATGCGTATTATAAACCTGAATCAGAAAGCTACAAGTTTCGTCAACAGAAGGAACATGAAGTTGTGAATCAGGCAATGAATCAACAAAATGCTCAAATGCA